GAAAGGTTTTCAAGATACTTCTAACGCAGCCTATCCTAAATACACCGAAACGGATGTCAATCGTCTGGCGGTTGGGGACGAGGAGAATCCTCATAATACTCTCACACTACGTAAGGCAGATCGAAATCTTGCAGTGGGTGTAGCACAGATTGATGGTATCTTTGATGGTGTGGCACCGATTGACCCTGACCTTGATGTCACGAGCTGGGACGAACCCGAGATTCCTTATGCGGCCGTCTACCCAAGCAATCATGTCTATGAGAGCGAAGGTGGTCATATAAGAGAGATGGACGATACACCAAATGCCGAAAGAATACACGAGCGCCATGCGTCAGGCACAGGTTATGAGATCCATGCAAATGGTACAAAGGTTTCAAGAATCAAGGGCGACAACTATGAATTAACGACAGGCAACGGCTTCCTCCATCTACAAGGTATCAGTCGTCAGACAGTCGACAAGGGCCTACGTATTCGTGTGAATAGCGAAGGGTCGTCTGGCAATAACTATAATTTAGAAGTGGGTCAAGGCTCTAACGTCAATGTCGAAGTCAATGGTGGTAACATTAACCTGACGACATTGGGTAGTGGTCAAGACGCTGGGGATATCAATATCAATGCCTCTCGTAATCTGAATGTACAAGTGGGTAACGATATGAACGTCAACGTCATAGGTAAGGCAGTTGAGAACGTTGCAAAGACAAAAGATGAGTTTGTAGTGGGTAACAATCGAAAGACAGGTAAGAAGATTGATCTTAACTAACCTATGGTATAAGCGTCAGAAACCATACGTTCTAAATCTGACCTAATATGTTTCAGTAGTCATAAGGGATCTGTTAGTACATAGACCGTATTTTACTTCACTTTTTTTTCGAGTATTTTTTTCACCCTCAGGAGTCGGCAGGATACATAAATAGATATGTAACTTAACATAGGAGAAAAAAATGACACATTCAAACTCTTACGAAAGATATAAGAAAAAACACACATACTTAGAGAAAAGAATTAACAATCTCGAATCAAAGAACTACTTTAATCGTAGTCTCATTACAAATCTAAAGAAACAAAAGCTTCAACTGAAAGACCGTATGCTTTCGGAAAGAAGAAAAGAGAGCATTCGCAATTTACAACTTGTTCGTGCAATCGGATAATGCTTGACATTCGTATAGGACTATGATATACTAAGAGTATGTTTATAGAAGAATTAGGATGGTTTCAATATGTACTTGTATTTGGCATATCATTGTTTATAATATGGTACTATGGAGCACCATAGATTCTCATGCACAACTTAGCACAGTTATATGAGAAGACAAAAGGTATTGAGAGAATTGCAATCTCCATACGAAAGGACATTCGAACATTAGGGGTAAATGTATCTGCGGAAGAGATGCAACACAAACTCGATAATCTAAGAGTCCTTTGTGAAGAATTAAATATTGATTTAGGAACCCTTCAAAAATAAGGATTCTTTTTCAAAAAAAAACCTTGGAAAAAAACTTCGTACTCCTGCGAAGGTTATAAATATATTCATATGAAAACATTAAAACAAGTTGAAGCCATTGACGCCATCTGTGAATCCGTATATAAGGATCTACCCATTACTGAATCTGAATATCAAGGTAAGAAGGTGAAATTGAACGACCCTATAAGAGGCGGTTCAAAGAAGTTTTATGTTTATGTAAAAGATGGTGATAAAATTAAAAAGGTATCATTTGGTGATACAACAGGTCTATCAATTAAACGTGATGACCCTGCAAGACGTAAATCATTTAGAGCAAGACATAGTTGTGATACTGCAAAAGATAAGACAACAGCAAGATATTGGAGTTGCTATCAGTGGCGTGCCAATGCGCCAGTTAATAATTAAACCTTTTCACATTCGAAAGAAGAACTTAAAATGTTTTTATGTGCTAATATACCACACATTGAGGTCTTTGTTAAAAAAGAATTTCTTTATGACCACGAGAAAGGTCACGGAGAACTGGTTGAAGGAGTTTGGGTAACAGTAAAGTCCATACAAGGACGTGCTTTATACTTTGAAACTTATCTACCTGAATATGGTGCTGTATATGATAAACTACCTCTCAATGCTTTTGTTTGGAAAAAGGACTATGAAGGTGATTTATCTTTAGAAGAGCTCGAGTTATGGGATTGTTTTAGTTATGATATTACAGTTATAGAGAAAAGATTACTTAAAGGACAAAGAGCTAAATACTACTCCCCAAGTAAAGTATGGCACGAAGGAACTTATATGTTTACGATTGATAGTTGTAATCCAGATTCAAATCGTTTGAATACAACCTTTAGTGAAGTGCCTACACAACACAAATCATTTAACATTCTAAAATTGAATAATGGGTACTTTGCTGCTCAACCAAATAATAGAACATTAATTTTAGATAAATCATATACACCCAAAGAATTAAAGTTTCCTGATTTTAAGGTCTCGTCTATTGAATACTCAGTAGAAGATAAAGCAAAAGAAACCTTTGGTGATGATACAGAATTTTTCTACGGACTTAAAACAGATGAAAAATAGTTTACTTATACACAAACATTTAATTGTTCGTGCTGAAGTAAATCAACCGCCTACAGATATCGTTGTACTGTCACAATGGATGCAAGATTTTATTCGGTTCATTGATATGAAATTGATGATGGGACCTTATGTTGCTTATTGTGATATGCCGGGCAATCGAGGCATCACAGGCATTGCTGTCATTGAAACATCACACATTGCTATACACGTTTGGGATGAACCTAAACCTGCTTTAATGCAACTAGATGTTTATAGTTGTGCTGACTTTAGTCCATATAAGATAGCAGAAAAACTTAAAGAAGACTTTGATATAGTTAAAGTTGATTATAAGTTTTTGAATAGAGAAACTGGATTAAAACCAATACGCTTAACCCCTAAAAAATTAGGAAAGGAGAACTAAATGAAAACAATATTGATAATTTTATTTTCTATGATATTAATAGGATGTACTAGTAGTATTAAAAATCCTAGATTAAGTCTAGGAAAAAAATGCATAGAAGACGATACTAATATATCTTATTCATACATATGGTTGTATGATAAAACATCTGGTATGTCAGCCACAAAAGAACAGTGTTAATAATAATCAAGTAAGTGAGGATCGGTACTATTATAAGTATGTGTGTGCGTCCTTCAGAAACCATGCTAAGCTAGCGACGGAGTATATAAAACAATAGTAAAGTATAACGTATTAATTTATATCAACAATTCCGTTTGCTAGTCTTAATGGTTTTAATGCTTTCCAGAACTTATTTAAATTTTCAAAAGAATTAGAGTTATTGGTAGGGTGTGTTTCTAGTTTCCTGTTCATGCTACTACAACTTACAAGTAGTACGAATGATACTATTATAATTCTATTTAGCATAATCTCTTTCAATAATCATATCAATGTAATGTTTAGCTTTCTCTAGGTCTTGTTTCTCGCCTTTACTACTATGCCTACAAATATACTTAATTGCATTGCCTTCGGCAAATAGTATCTTATTCTTGTTTATAAATTCAGATGGTTGTATCGCCATATCTTTATAGTGACTACCACCTACTTGTGTATCGTATGGGTTCTTCATTTTTTTCTTTCTGTTAGTGTACTTTATTTTATAGGGAACTATTATATCCATTAGTGTACTGTTGTTTCTTTAGGTTTTTTAATTTCTTCAAATGGGTGAACATCTTTAAAACTTTTTCTTATAACTTCTGTCATTTCTTTATAATCTTTTTCATCTAATACTGTTTTGTATAATCTTAATCCGATTGTTATTAAACTAGAAGCAATTATTTGCCAATTAAACTTAATGCCCATAATAAGTGTGTATCTAAACAAATCATCAAAGGCTTCATCTAAAGCAATCTCATCATCTTTAAGCATACATTTCCATTCTAGTTTCTGAACTTGGGTTATTATAACTTTTACTTTTTAATAAGTCATTAACAATTGGTTTTAATAAGACCTTTTGTTTGTATGTAATTTTTGAATATAGTTTAGTTTTGTTTACAATATAACTAGGTTCTAAATTTACTAATTTACAATAAAAATCAAACATAGGATCATTATTGATAATCCAATTCATTGCTTGAATTTTATGTTTAAGATATTTCTTATTAAGTCCTGTGTATTTAGCGTCTTCAACTGCTTGTGTTAATATCGCTGCAGCTAAACTTGTATCTCCTCTTGACATTATATACCCTCTCCATCTATGTATGGTGACGAAAAGGTTTCTTTAGCATCAAAGTCTATTTCAACATCGCCATTCTCTTTAGCAAACTCATCATCTGAATATACAACCTTACCCATCATTTCACATTTTTCAATTACAGCATTCTTTGCTTCAATGTAATATGTTTCTACACCGTCATTCTCATTTGTAAGATTTGTTCTGATAGTATCGTGATCGATACCGCCACCTTCTAAAAACTTTTCTTGTGCTTCATCTTGATTGTTAGCAAGAACATCTTGTTCTACAATTACGTTGTAGGTAGTTTTCTGTCTATACATCTTCTTACCTAAATCGTCTTTGTTAACTATCATATCTGTAATCGTTCCCATTATCTTTTTCCTTTTCTTTTTAGTTTTAGTTTTTTCTTATACTCTTGTGTTTTTTTTAAACCTAATGTTGGTTTAACGTTTTTAATTATTTTAGTTTCTTTTCTCATTTGCCTTCTTCATTACGGTCATGCCTGATGGTGTTTTATAGATATTCCATGCCTGTTTGCCGTCCATATAGTATCCATGCAATTGTAATTTAACTTTACTTTTTTTCTTTTTAATTTTTTTCATACGAATCTCCTTGAGTTGACATAGTTATAAACATTGTAGCAAGAGCCGTGATAAAAAGTGCAAATCCAATCATAAAATTATCTGCTTCAACAGCACCAGTAGCAAGAATAAGTAATAGTATAGATAGAAGAGCGAAAAAATTTGATATAAATTTATTCATTATCTACCTTCAGCGAAGTTACCTTCATCTGCCTTTTCTTTAACTGCAACTTTACGATTTAATACATCTTCCATAACTTCATCAACATTTTCTGAATCGATTCCTAACATACTTTTGTTGGCAGTGTTTAAAATTTTAACTTTTGCGTCTGATTTAGTGATTTC